TGGCGGCAGTCCGCCACCGCCACCGCCGCCGCCGCCGCCCGAGGTCGCCACCGACGCACTGCCGGCGCCCACCATCACCGGCTCGGCCTCGACCGTCAGATCACCGTTGTCGTTCTCCTCGATCTGCAGGACGCGCACCGCCTCGTTGACCAGGTAGGCATCGCCGGCACTGCCGGTCAGCAGCACGATATCCATGACCTCGAGCAGCGCCTTGTCCCAGCCGATCTGAAACTTGTAGAGGTCGCGGATATATTGCGCGCGCTGCAAGACCAGCTGCGCCGAGACCTGCGCCGAGTGGGCATTGGCAAAGCATTTGCCGGGCAGGCTGTCGCCGATGCGCAGCCCATAGGCGTCGATCGCCGCCTGGTCATAGACGATCAGCGGGGTCGGATTGTAGAAGTTGGCGCGGTCGAGGTACTCGATCGTGAACCAGTTGAACGCATCGGCCGGGTTGGTGCGGGTGACGATGATCGGATCATCCTGCCCGACCTCCGGGTCGGCACCATCCTGATGCGGGTGCCACGGCAGGAAGTCCTCGTCGGTCAGCGCATAGACCGGCGTCAGGTTGGGGAGGTAGATCGAATCGTTGTCCGAAAATTCCAGGTCGCCGCGCGGAATGAATTTGAGCAGGCTGCCGGAACACACCGGCACCACGTTGAGCAAGCGGCACAGACCGTCGAGCCATTGCGCGGCGCGCTGCTGGCCCTCCAACGACACCGAGATCAACAGACCAAACACCGCGCAGTAATTGTGGACCGAGTTGCCGGGGGTGATCAGGTCGTCGAGATTGGCCGCCGGAAAGCCACAGCCATAGCGCGCGTTGGTCAAAAAATCGGTGATCACGTTACCGGGGTTGGCGTCGACCGGGAAGTTCGGTCCGCCAGTGTTGTAGAGGAGGCCGTTGAGCTCAAAGCCGAGGTTGGGGATCGTCGGACTCGTGCCGAGATCCATCGGCGTGCCGGTGATCCAGCATGTCCCCGAGTAATTGATGCCCGAGCCGATGCCGTTGAATGTCGGGTCGCCAGCTTGGCCGTCGCCGCCGCCATTAAAATGCAGCCCGGTCGCACTGAACGCCTCGACCTGGGCATTGGCAAAGACGAGGTTCGCGGAGTTGAACGTGATCGGCCCTTGGCACATGGCAAAGGCGACGTCGACCGTGAAGTCCTGGTTGCCTTTCTTGCCGCCGCCTTTCTTGCCACCGCCGCCGCCCTTGCCCTGCACGGTGTTGGTGCCGCCGAGTGGCAACGCTCCTCGACCCTTGCCTTTCTTGCCGCCGCCGTTCGGCCCCATATAGTTGCCGAGCGAGATCAGGTTCACCTGCTGGCGAACGGTGCCGTAGATCAACGGCAACACCGAGCCGAGCTGGCTGGTGTTGTAACGCAGCGCGTTGAGCGCCTGGTTCTGCCACGCGTTGTTCTGCAGGAACGGCGTCTGCGGGCGGAACAGGCTCATGGCACCGCCCGCGGGTCAGAAGGCAGAGAGGAATTTGACCGGCCGGTGCTGCGCCAAGCGGCCGTTCTCGCCATCGCCCCAGCACACCTCGCCGCGGTCGGCAAAGGCGTGGATCAGCTTCGGCCACTCGACGACGATGCCGCCGTGCCAATAGAGCCGGCCATATTTGAACAGCGCGATATCGCCGGGCTCAGGGCAGTCGACCTCGTGGCCGTATTCGAGCAGGCCTGCGAGATAGGTCTCCTCGCTGCGGTGCCGGAACTGATCGGGCCGGTAGAACGGGATCTTGATTTCGCCGACGAGGCCGACCGCGCGGTAGACGCCGTAAATCAGTCCGAGACAGTCGCAGCCGGCACCCTTGAGGGAGGCCATGTGGTGAAACCGCGTGCCAATCCAGGTCTTGGCTTCGGCGATGATCGCCTGGCGCTGCGGATCGAGATCAGACAAAGCCGGCTCACTTCTTCTTGCCGGCTGCGGTCTTCGCGATCCTGCCGGCAAAGGTGTTGCCGGCGGCAGCACTGCTGGTGCGGTATCGGGCGCGGAGCCCCTTGGGCCGGCGCAGAATGGCTTGCGCCCGGCGCCGCCTGGCGGCTTGCGTACTCATTACGAGAAGGTGCCGGTGCCGGTCGCCTGCAGCGCCGCGGCTGAGCTCGAGGTAAGCGTGAGCTGGAAGTCGCGCCAGGTGTTCTGGCCAATCGTCATCGTGCCGTTCAATGTCCAGCCGGTGTTGGTGGTGACCGTCCACACGTGGTTGGCCGAGCTCGAATTGATGATCCGCAGCTTGTAGACGGCGCCGTTGATCACATTCGCGAGTTGCGCGACCAGATTGGCGACGGTCGGCAATTGCGCGTTGCTGTCGCCGCCCATCGTGCCGGTCATGTTGAGCACGACTTCCTGGAGCCCGCCCGAGATGTTCGCACCGGTCAGGGTCGTGCCCGAGGTGGCAGTGTTGGTCTTGTAAGCATAGTTGACGGTCGGTCCGAGACCGCTAAGGTCGCCAGCCAAACCAAACAGCAGCCCGGTCCAGGTGCCGCTCGCGACGCACCAGCCGATGAAGACAAAGTTGACTGGGACCACGATGCTGTTGGACGCGCCAAAATTGGTGCCGTTGAGCACGATCGCGTCCGAGCCGCTGGGGAACAACGCCGCCGGGTGGCCCGCAGTGTTGAACACAATCTGCGTCAGGCCTGCCGCTGCCGGTTGCAGCTTGGCGCTGTCGTAAGGTGACGCGGCCGCGGTCGCGGTCGTGATGTTGCTTAATTCGGTGGTGAGCTGCGTCGCACTCGCCTGTCCGCCGCCAGAGAATGCGGTGACTGCGGTGGCCGCCGAGCGGGTGAGCAGCCCGGTGAGGGTCAAACCGGTCAGTGTCGCCGAGTTGGCAGTCGCGATCAGCGCACCGATCGAGGTCTGCAACCACACCGCAGCACCCCCGGTGGCGCTCACGCAGACCCAGGCACGATTGGGCGAGGCTGTGGTGTTGATCCACACCGAGCCCGGCGCATAATCCTGGGTCGTGTCGTTGCCGACCGCCGGATCGGCGGTGGCGGTGAAATTGTTGCGACCGATCGCCTGCGTGAACCCCATGTTCTGCAGGTTGACCGCGTCGAACTGCGAACTGACCGAGACATAGAGGTTGCTGTCGACGGTATAAGTCGCGCCCGACAACACCTTGACCGATGAGCCAGCCGTAAGACCCGGCGGCGCCAGCATCATTACCATATTACGAATGCCTTATCTGGAGGGAGCTGGGGATGGCCGAAGCCGGCGCCGCCTTAAATCGCGGTTTCCGGAGGCGGAATATCGGGAAAGCCGCCGTACCGCAGCTGGTTCTTAAAGACGTTTGTGCAGGTCGGCAGCGTGTGGTCGCAGCCGGGCAACAGGTTGAACTGGTCAGTGCCGGCGACCACCGGGAAGACCCAGGGCTTCAGGAAATAGATCGCCGGGAGTGGATTGAACGACGGATCGAGCCGGCCGATGGTCCGCGAGTAGCCGGCGTTCTGTCCACTGGTACAGATGATCGTGCCGTTGTCGTAGGAGCCGGCGACGCTCGGCACGAATGTCGTGTAGATGAGATTTTGGTTGGAGCCGGCACTGCAGGTGATCGTCTGCTGGCCGATCCCGGTTGACGTGCCGAGCGCGTTCTTGCCATTGACCCGGTCGTAGCTGCACATGCCCACACCGGGCTCGCCAAAGATCAGGTTGCAGCCCGCCATGAACAGGCGCCGCGGCATTTGCACGGTCAGGAAATCGGTCAGGCTGTTGACGTGGATCTTGGTCTTGGTGCGGCCGATCTCGACATCGCCGACCCGGCCATAAAACCGTTCGATCGTGCCGGTGACGGTGGTCGAAGGCGGTACGAAAAAGGCGCGCCACACCTCGCACGTCGCACCGTCGAAGAGGCCGGCGTGCAGTGCCGCCTGCCAGCTCAATGAGCCGCCGAGCGCCAGCAGGTCATTAGGCCCAGCATAGACGGTGACGTCGATCGTGCCGACGTCGAGCCCGATCTTCTCGGTGATCTTGGTGCGCTCGATCGGTGGCCCGAGCGCGAAGTAGAAGAGCGGAGAGTCGGTGTTCGGCGCCGGCGCGCTGAGTGCCGTTTGAATGCCCGAATAGTGCAGGATCTCGCCGCCCTGCAAGGTAAAGGTGTAAAGGTCCGCCATCTTGATGTCGACGTCGGGCCCCCACGAGGCCAGCAGGGTCGCCAGCGCGTCGGTGACAGGTCTCATCGCGCGGACCCCTAGAGCACGACCGAGGTCAGCTTGACCTGGCGGATCTCGTAATAGCCGTGAAGGAATTGCTCGAAGTCGAGCGCGTCGGGGAAGTAGACCCGGAAGTAATAGGTGAAGTCGGCCGAGATGGTCGGCTGCGTCGAGAAGAACGGGCTCGGCAGTGTGATCAACCCGGTCGTGTTGTCGACCGTCCAGCCGACCTGCGCCACGGCGTTGTAATAGAGGTTGCTGACGGTGTTGGGCGCGATGATCGCCTCGGCAAAGCCGCCCGGCACCAGTTGCCGCACCAGTTGCACGGTCGTGGTCCAGGTCACATTGAGGGTCAGCGTCCCGTCGCCGGAACCATTGGTCGTGGTCGGAATGGCGCTGGTGCCCGGTACGATCGAGTAGGCACCGGGGTTGAGCGGCGGCGAGCTCAACGCGGTCACACCGCCGCCGCCGGTCTGTCCGGCCACCGTCCAGGCGGCCTGTGCGGTAAAGGTGCCGCCGGTCAGGTAGACCTGATCACCGACGTTGTAGCCGCTGCCCGCGTTGTTGATCGAGACGGTGGCGACCGTGCTGACGGCTGCCGGCAGCGTTTGCCCGGTGACCGTGTCGTCGCTCGGATCGTCGAGCAAAAACGCATCGAACGCGCCGCCCGATGAATTGAAGAAATCCATCATCGTGCGCAGCTCGGTCGGGCTGGTGTACGAGCACCACGCGAAGTCGTGCAATACGGCGTAGATCAGTTTGAAGGTCCACACCGGGTTGACGTAGTCGCTGGTGCGCAGAGTGCGGCCACTGACCGCGCGCTGCATGCGCGAGCCCCAATTCGGGGTTTTGGTGATGCTGTAAGCAAGACCCCGGAAGACCGGGTAAACGCGCTGCGACATCGCTCAGCCTCCGGGCGTGTACGGGCTGTTGCCGCGATGCGCCTTGAAGAAGCTCTTGGCGATGGTGTCCGAGTGCGCCATCAGGAACTGCGCACCGGAGCGGCTGTCGATCGCCGAGAGGTGGACGTGGGTGTCGCCATAGGTGACCGACGGGCCCGAGCTCGCCGGCCCGCCGCCCGCCGCCCGGCGCAGGCCTTCGGCATAGCTCGACGGGACGATCTGCTCGCCCTGGTGCAGCAGACCCAGCATGTCGCGGTCGAGTTCCCAGGCGCCCTGCGCGAAATGCGGCGGCGGCACCATCATCCTGGCGCTGAGGATCCGGCCGAGACCGCCCTCGTTCGCCGGCGGAGCCGCCTGGAAGCTGTCGAGCAGGTTGGAGAGGCCGCGGGCTTCGCGGGCCGGCAGGACCATCTCCTGCGGGTGCGCGACGATCAGGCGGCCGCCCTTGCCGTCGGGTACGGCACCGTTGGCACCGACCAGCATGCCGCCCGCGGCCGAGGGGATGACGCCGCCCTTTTCGAGGCC